TAACAGGCATTCCGGTTCCGAGTTGGAGTTCCTCGTCACCGGACATGTGAATTGACGCAATTTTCCTACCTTTGGTCTGGGAGTTGCGAACAACACCAAGAGAGCCACAGTCACCTTCACGGAAATCGCCGTGATAGGCGTAGGCATTCTTGATTTTGATCATTCCATGGCGTTCGGAATAGGCTTCGACTTGTTCGTCACAATGGGCAGTAACAACTCGCTCAATGATAACAGGAACTTTGTCAATAAGACGGGGAACAAAGATAGCCATGGGAAAATTGCCTTTACAGTAGAGCTCATGGTCTTTCTCGTTGAGGAAATAGGGAACAATGTCATAACCTTCGGGGAAGTCAAGGTTGGTAATGACAAAGCTCCACAGGTCAGCGGAACCGTCAACGGGTTGACCGTTAAAGATGTCTTCACAGGCAATTTGACGTTCGATTTCAGGGTTCAGGATGTTGTTCACAATGATCGGAGAGCGGTCTTCTTCTTTTTGGAGCCAGGACACAAAGTGGTGATTGACGATGCACAGTCTACCTTGAAGGATGGTGAACTGCATCATGGAATTTCCTTTTTCATCGTACATCACCCACTCGTTCTTCTTCAGAATGCGAGCAGTGATGTCGTCACACACTTTGTCGTGAGGGCCTTGAGTCTTTTGGACTCTACGAAGAGATCGGACAGGAGCAGGTTGACGCTCCATAGACTGGACTTCTTGAGCACGGCGCAGGCGGCGCTCAATCTTGGGTTCCTTAGGGGCGGAGTGAGTTTTCTGGGGCTCATCAGCACCAGTAACCCAAGCGATGAATTTAGCAACGAGCACAATGACAGCAACGACAACAATGTAGGCGGTCGCAACAATAGTCAATGTGCTAAGAGCTTGCATGAAATCATGGAACCACTGAGATTGAGTAATGGTGGCCCAAAGAGCGGCCACCCGTGTACGAACGGAATTGAGAACATTGTCAATCTTGTGACGGAAGAAATCAGGAACAGTGAAAACAGACTTGGCAGCGATAGCACTCCAATTGGACATTGCAACGCGAGCAAGGAACTCGCCTTCCATCTCACGACGGATGGCTTCAGCGTGCATTCCAGCAAGATGGGCAGCAACAGCGCAGACTGTGTCGATATGCCAATGAGGATGGGCGACACGAATCGCACCAGCCAAATTGACATTCGTTCTGGGAGCAGTCATGATCGGAGCGGGAATGGACATGAGCTGATCAAGGGTAGTAATCGGAGCAATAGGTTCACCAGCATGAACAACTTTGAAAACAGAGTCATCCACAAAAGGAGGAAGGTCAGGGGCAATGCTACCCTTGTAGTAGTAGTCGCGAAGGCGGCGAACGGGTTCAGGGGCTTTAGCTTCAGCAGCTTCAGCTTCACGAATGCGTCTGGTATCAGTCTCGATGCTAATCAAGTGAGCACGGAAGAGCTTGGCATCACGCATGTAGTTGTTCATAAAGGCTTCAGCATCAAAACCTTTGGCAAGCCACAAGCGATAATATTCAGTGCTGAGGTTCATCTTAGAGCAAGCACCTTCAACGGCAGGAGGAATCTTGCGAGCCTTGGGATTACCAGGTTTCATCTGTAGGTCTTGCACAGCAGCGTGAGCCTTGAGCTTAGGTTCGGCGGGAACTGGAGCGGGTTCAAGCGTGGGAGCAGCAGCATCGAGATACTTGTCACCAAGGGCCTTGTGACGGGCCATGTTGGTTTCCATGTAGGCCTTGTAATTGGCTTCTTGACGGTCATAGGCATCTTTGAGGTACTGAACAAG